GTGGTCATTCCTATTGTCTAAACACTTTTCTTTGCTGACTACAGAGAGTGGGTCAGATGGAATACTGTTCCTACGACGATGCCTTCCCACAAATAGGACCTACCGCCCCAGGCTGTAGGGACCAAACGGGCAGTGAATCTGCTCGCAAAGAGGAAAGGAAAAAGGCAAAACGCTGTAAGGGTCCGCCGATGACTTTTCTTGATTTAGATCCTGATCGTCAGGCTGTTCAACGTGTAGCCCCTGTGCCGGCTCTAAATAAACAGACGGGACTCCGGGAACACATGCCTGGAGATGCTCCTCATGCTGAACCATTTAGTGACGATGTTCCTGTTGACTTGACAAGTCAACGCCAACCGGATAATGCTGGTCAAGTTGCACGAAATACATTTCCGACAATAATTGGAAAGAAACTCGTTGGTTCATCAAGTACGGTACCCAGTTTTTTTGGTACAAAGTATACTGAAGGATTTGAAAACAAAACTGTACCCACGGCAACACCTCCCTTTACGAATGTAATTGGTCAGGATCCGTCGTATTCTGATTTCAACAGTGCATTCAAGCAAGGTGGCGGCGTTGCCAAGGCGAGTTCACTTGCGCCCACCCCTTCTGTAAGTGATTTTTGGAAGCCCATGACACGTCCAGGTGGAAATACTGCTTTTTATGATGAACTTCCTCCACCTGGTGGTCAGATGCCTAAGAATGCAGTAGCGGTCGATGATACTGTAACTAAGAAACTTGATTTACTATTTGCTCGCCTCGATGATTTAGAATCACGGCGGGGTGAGAATACGGAGGCTGAAATACTTCTTTTTGTAATGTCAGGGCTTTTTGTGCTTTTTTCAATGGATATTGTCGCACGTCAAGCTGCGAGAATTCGTCTTTTATGAAACTAAGGAGAGGCAGGGGGAGAGTCAGGGGGAGAGTCAGGAGGAGAGCTAGGACGAGCTTTAGGATTACCAAAGAAGCGAATAAATGGATTATTAGATCCATTTGTAACTTTAGAAGTACTCGGATTATAAGGAGATAAAGCTGATAGACCGTGTAACTCCGTTGGAAGTGTATGATTTCCAGGACGTAGAACGGGTCCAAGACCACCAGGGGGAGGACCACTGAGACCTTTCTCTCTGCTAATTGTCTTAAGAAACTCTATATCAAATATGCTTGAAACTTTCGGCTTTTTTGATTTAGCAATAACACCTTCCAAGAGACTTAGTATATCCTTTCGTGTAAATATAATATCTCCAAGTTTTTTCTTACGAAGTGTAACCAATGCGGGCGCGATTCCAGAAAATGTTTTTCTAAAAAGATTTGCACGGTCAATCTGAATCAGTTCATACAGTTCTTGTAGAAAATCACGTACCTTTTCACATTCATAGGTGAATAAAAGATTAGGTTCTTTAAAACATTTATTAATTCCAATACGACTTAGTAAATCTCCACGTTTTTCTAAAAGGGCTTCCTTACGACTTTGAAGTTCAGTCTTAGGAGACACCCCTTCTGCGGATTTAATAAATTTCTCTGTTATACCAATGTCAGCAAAAAAAGCCTTTTCTCCATCTGAGTAGTTTCCATTTTTCCATTCTTTTTGTACTGCGAGAGTTGGTTTGCGAATAGCAAATTGATTTACCCCAATATGAATTGAAAGTGTATCCTTTACTTTTAGAACATAGGGGTCAGGTTTGAGTGGTTCTGGTTCGACCTTTACCTCAACCTTTGGCTCTACCTTTGGTTCTGGTTCTGGTTCTGGTTCTGCTTCTGCCTCAACCTTTGCGCCTTCAGCGCCTTCAGCGCCTTCTTTTACCTCTTCCTCCATACCTTCGGCATCCTCTTCAAGATCCGTTTCCTCAAATGTAAATATGAGATATTTACGACGTAAATAATCTTTTCCATTTACTGCCGTTTTAGGAGTATCCACTGAATAAAATGTATTTGGTGTGATTCTAAAAAGTGATTTTGGTTTATATGCACCATCTTTTTCTTCAAACTTAAAAAGAGAGCTCATATCTTTAGAAGTCAGACCAATATAGTCCTTCACTTCAGGTGGAACAGTTCCAGTTGGGCTCAAAAGTAACTTATATTCTTTTCCTTCTTTCATATACGGAATTGAAATAGATGCCGGCTCCAGAAAAAGAAACTTTTTCTCTGCTTTATCTTCCTTATGCGTTGGGTCCCATATAATCTGATTTTTTGATCCAGTTCTATCATATAGAAAATACGTCTCAGCACTTGATTTACTTATAAATATTAGATACTTTTTAAAAAGAAAACTAAACAATGTAATATTGTCAAGTTTAGAAAAGAAAATGTAAATATATTTCTTTTTCTTAATTTGGTCATTTGAAATTGTTTTAATGATGCGTAAATAATTATCGTAAGAATAAATATAAAATATTTTCACAGGCTCTTTTGTTTTTATTTCATAATGAAAAAGATTTGCACGAGATTCCTCATAGTTTGCAGGAATAACTGGCCAAATAGCTTTCCGCTTTTCTGTATATGCAGCCATAATACTAACAGTTAAAAAAGTGTCTGGTTCTGCAGCAATCTGTACTTGTTTCATTGCCTTTAGTGATAATGTAGGGAAGACTCCACCACCAACCATAGTGTCATCGCCGCCGCCACCGCCACGAACAGGCTCTATATTTACAGCAACTAAGGGCTGTTGTAATAAACTTACATGTTCAGCACCACCCCCTACCATACCACCACCACTCATAGCTACAATAGGTGCTGGCACGGGTGGTTGGGGTAATAGACTTTCATGTGGATTCGACATCCCCTCTCCTACCCCCTTAGAAAATCAACGGCTTAAGAAATATCAGCGCGTAGCCAAGTAGCAATACATGGAGGTCCTCTCGACTCTACAACCGATGCGCACCGATTCGGGGGAATCAGGAACTCGTAAGAAAAAGATTCATTGTAAGCAAGAACTGATTGTCAACAGTCTCCAGAAGTTCTATACGGGTCGCACAGATATGAAGGAGATTCTACCAATGTTAAAGGGTACATCTGACCTTTCACTGCGTCTAGTAGACTGGTTTGTGACAAACTATTCCAAGCGTCACAATACTGTCTATATTCTCGACGGACAAGAGTTCCTTGTTTATACGAATTACAAGTCGCAACTAAAGGCATATTCAAAGAAGCTTTTTGACCCCTTCTGCCGTCGGGAACGAATCTTATTCCAGATTCCTGGAGAAGAGCCTTTTCTCACGACCGTCGGCAAGTTGAACTTCTTTCGTTGGGCGATTGAAAAGAATGTTCTCACATATCTAAGTCTCCATGCTCCGACAATTGAGACCGACATGAATAAGGCAATGAAGGAGCAGAATAAGGCACGGAACTCAACTGCGACCTCAACAGAATCGTCAACTTCAGTTGTGAGCACTACATCTCTTGTAACCACATCAACTGCTTCCTCTGCCAGGTCAACGCGTAGGCGCCAGGCTGAGAAGGAACAGCCTGCGGCGAAGCAGATGCAAAAGCATTTAATGGAAATCGAACTTCGTTTTGATTAGTTCTTATACGGACGATACGTCTTCTCCATTGTATTCAAACGAGGTCGGAGGTCTTCATATGAATTTAGAGTATCAAGGGAGTTTTTCTCAGCATAATCTGGAGCCTTATAACGTGTTGTATATATCCGATTTAAGAGGCGCTTTGATTCTAACAGACCTCGGTCTACTTTATCTTCATATACAGTAGCGCGAAGTTCACGTGCCACGTTAAAGGGGTCAGTTACAACATCAAACCTCTCAAAATACGGATTTTGACCGAGTTGATTAGCATCTGCGACATACTGTTGATTCTGTAGATAGTTCCTATCAGTAGTTCGTGTATTAATAGGATTCATATCCATAAATGTGTAGGCGCCACGTCTGTGAACGGCAAATCCTCCTTCTGTTGCTTTATCTTTCCAGAACTGCGCCATTTTTATATCTTGGTCAACACCACCAAGTCCAAGTGAATAGCGATATGCCATGGCACTTTGTGCGGCTGCATTCTTTCCATTTGCCGCACCTAAATTCTCAGCAAGAGATTTGTTAAGCCATTTAGTTCTCTCTTTAATTTCCGCATTGCTTATAGCAGGGCGATCATTTTGAAGCTGTGGTCCATCTGTCTGCCATTGCTCAACATGAAGACTGTTAATCTGGTCAAGAGCACTCACTTCACGGCGACTTCGGAGGCTCATTTGTGGTAATGGAATCGCAACCATGCGACGCTGAACAGGAAACACGTCTAAAGTCTCCATTCCTACTATTACTAATAGATGTTTATAGTACCTTTTTATACGAGAGCAGCACTGCCAAGTTTAATTAAATGGTCACTTGTACCCATAACACTTTTCTTAGATAATCGTGGTAAGCAACTCTGTGAAACAGATGAACCTGAACAGTGGTTGGCGGATAATAGTTTTTTTGTTAAATCAAAGTGGCGAGAGGGCAAGATTCTCTATGTTGAAATTGATATTCATTCTATGGAACTAAAAGAGTTTTACAGTTTTGAAGAGGTGACGCGCATACAACAAAAAGGAACTGAAGAGTGCTGGCGTACTTTTTTTATCTTAAAGGCAGGTACAGGTGAAGCAGCTTCAAGCGCAAAACAATGGAATGATTGTATTGATGAGACATTTGTTGAAGCATTGGAAACGATTCAAAAAAGGTGTATGCCTTAAGGATAAACACCTTTAGAATATAGATGAATTCGAATCGCTCAAAAACTCAGAAGCGAGGAGTAACAGACTTAAGTGGTTCAAACTTTGCCGCGAATCTACATGCGAGCACAAATACCTTTGTTAATTTTCTGAATCAAGAGGCAGATGATGCGTATAAGCGTCCATGGCATCGTCTAGAGCGGGGTCTTCGTCTTAATCGTCTACGAAAGTTTGTAGATGAAGAGGCACTTCGTCTAAGTCTAACTCCTCCTGAGAAAGCGGCACTGGATACACAGATTATGAAGGCGAATGATAAGAAGCTACTAAATAGTAAGAATGCAGTGATTTATGACGCTGATGAACAGAAAATTAAAGAGATTAAGGGACTCGTTATGCATCGCAGTTCCGATGGAAAAGTCTTATTTCAGGTTCTTGAGAAAAGGAATGCGGTTACATTTAGGAAGAAGCAAACTCCAGTACCTGAAGTAAAAGAGGAGACCTAAGAATATACGACCTATAAATTTTAACGAAGCGCCCCTCAAACAATGGAGCAATATAGCACTATGTTTGAATGTACAGGACAGTTTTTGAATACAATGGAAGAGGTCCAACCTCCTCCATTGCATCCCACACTTGGAGAGGCATGGTGGACAACAATGGAACGTGAGCTTGCGCTCGTAATGAAGGAGAGTGATCTAAGTGCTACGCTTACAGACCAAACAAATGAAGTCTTTGATTGTTTCAAGATTGGATATCAATGTCTTTCAAATGTTCTTGTAAAGGTGGACTTTGACAGAAAGCAGCGCATTAATGCTCTACAGGCAAAGCCTCAGAGTGTCCAAAGGTCTGAGGAGTGGTATCGGGAAACGGCGGGTCTTCTTACAGCAAGTGAGTTGTATAATCTCTTTAGTTCACCAAGGTCCCGTGGACAACTTGTGATGAGTAAAGTTGCTGCTGCCCCCTCTACACCCATGTCTGCGCCTAAGAAATCCTGTATGACAGCGGAAATGACACCATTTGATTGGGGTACTCGATTTGAACCAGTTGCGAAGATGATTCTTGAAGCAGATTGGTCTGCGACGATTGTGGATCTGGGGCGTATCCGTCATCCTACTATTAAGTCACTCGCAGCATCACCTGATGGACTCATTACTGCGACTAACACGGACCAGGCTCTTCTTGGAAATCTAATTGAAATCAAGTGTCCGTCGTCACGTGTTGTAGGTGGTGGAGTACCTCCAAATTATTGGTATCAGATGCAGCTACAGCTAGAGGTCGCTGAAGTACCTGTATGCCAGTATTGTGAATTTACATTCAAGTCCGCAACTGCGCGCGGACCTATGGAAGAGGCACCACTTGGCGCAACAGAGGGTCTCATTTATCTTCTACAGAATCACGATACGCTTGAGACAAAATATGTATATGGTCCTATTGGAGAAATGGACTATGATCCGAAGCCAGAGGCACCTTGGCAAGTTCTTGAGCGTATTCCGTGGTTTCTAGAGAAGTCATGGATTCATCCTGTATATCGTGATACAGCATGGTTCCAATCAATTATTCCTCTACTTGATGAGTTCTGGCGTGATGTTGAGAAGGCAAAGTGTGGCGAGTTTGCCGCACCTGAATCATCTGTGAAGCGTAAGTCGGCAGTGTGTGCCATTACTGATTAGAACTATCTATAAGCAATATGAAATATCGGTAGTGTTTATTATTTGTTCCAAACAATCTTTTCGATTTTGAGTAATTTCATTATCACCCGTCCAAAAACAATAAATTACATCCATGTTATAAATTATTCTTTTTGTCACTTTAAATATATTTAGAGAACAGAATATGCCAAAACACTTGGGAGGAAAGGTCATTTATGGTAATTATAAAGATGGTTCCGTTATATTCAAGGACAGAAAAGGCTACTATATTGTCGCAGTAACTACAGGAGAACCCTTTAAAAAATATATCAAGGGCTGGAAGCCTGGTCCGGATGATACACCCGAATGCCTAGTAAATAATCATTGGACACGTTGTAACAAAAAGAAGAAGCGTCGCACAACCCGTAAAAATTAATCTGCGGATAAAGCTTACTGTCTACAACATACTTGGCTTATAAAAATTATTTACCAATTCATGTACGGGTGCAGAGCATGAATCTGGATTTTTGCGGCGATAGTTATTTGTGAGTTGGCTATAGTTTCCTGTGAGTTGTATCCGATTCGCAAAATCACTTTC